AACAAATTAGCCAAAACACCTAGAGAGGCATTTTTAAGGCCGTCAACTGCTCCCTGGACTGATCCTTGGTTATCCGTGATACCTTGGGCATATCCACCGCTTACTTGCGAACCGCTATACTTGGCTTCTGTTGGCAAGTTGTTAAACGCTTGCTTAGATGCCTCAGTGACTTCGGATGTTGCCTGTTGGACATCGCCTTTTCCAGATCTAATACCCTCTGCGGTCTTTTGAGGGATTTCGCGACCTTTTACTTCAAAACCTGCATCAGCGAGGGCCATTCTAAACTCATCACCGATAGCCGTTACCATACTTTGGATTTCTGGAGGTAGCTCTTGACCAGTTGCACGAATACCACGCAAGAAGCCTTCCTTGGCTTTGTCGCCGGCTTCCGTCCATTTAGTATTAAGAGCGCCTAGCTGTTCATCTGATGCATTGACAAGGGCCTGCGTTTGGTCTGCCATTTTAGGGCCGGCCTGGCGCATTTGTTCGATAAGCCCTTGGTCCAATCCGCGTTTGGCGAGTGTTTCAAGGTTCTGAGACCACTTATCTACTGCGTCAATGTTCTTCTGCAAGTTAGCAGTCATTTGATCCGCGGATAGGGCTGTCTGTTGTTCTATAGCCTGGAAAGCGTTTTGAACTTCACTTTTGAGATTCGCAAACTCTTGTTGCATCATCTCTACAGCTTTCCGCTGAGCATCGTTCATATTCTCCATGCTATAGATCATACGACCAGAAGCATCTTCTGTAGACTTGGCCTTAGCTTCGTTATTCTTAATGATTGTATTCGTTAATTCATTATCGGACTCTTCAGTTTTCTTGATGTCGTCCTGGAGCTTCTTGACTTCTTCGTTGTATCTCTTCTTGGCTTCCGTCTTGATACCATCTCGGACTTTCCCGCCAACAAAAGCAACATCTTCTATTTTTTCAGTCTTATCAAGGACACCTTGGTACTCTTTCTCGAGTTCCTTCATCTTATCCTTGATTTCGAGACGCTTCTTGGCATTCTCGACCATTCTCTCGTTGGCAGCCTCAATCTCAGCCGAAGCCTTGGCAATCTCAATCTGCTTACGGATCGCGTCCGTAGTCATGTTGATTGTGCCTGTAGCCTTGTCGTACTGGATATTTAGACCCTCGATGCGTGAGTTAAGGGTTTCTGCTGCAGACGCAAGCTCTTTCTTCTGGCTTGCGGTTTTGTTCTCTACCGCGTTCAGTTCGTCGATCTTCTTGACTAATCGCTCGTTGTCCTCGGCTGTAGCTTGGATCTCATTTCTGCGGTCCTTATAGGCTTCATTGCCTTTGTTGATACTTTCGTGAAGATCATCGAGGGATTGCTGGAATTCTTTTGCTTTCTCTTTCGCCTTTTTGGTTTCTTCGCTTTCTTGCGTCAACCATGACACCAGCCCAGCGATAGCACCGACAACGATAAAGACTCCGCCAGACGATAGAGCTGCCAAAGCCCCAGCGAGTCCAGTAGTAGCACCCGTTGCTACAAGTGAGGTACTGGTTAGAGATACCAGGGAAGTGATAAGCGTACCAATCAGACTACCGATACCCTTGATAATGGATA